GGCATATTAAGCACTACTCAAACAATGTTTCATGCGGGTTCTTCAACCGCAAATGAAACCATGATTATGTTTGATGGCGACAAACTTCGTTTGTATAACGATGCTGCTAGTGTTGCTAACATGAATGTTGAAACAACTGCTCTTCATCGTGATTCAGCGGCTTGGTATATGTTCACTGTTGTATATGATTCAGCACAAGCCACATCAACAAACCGAGTTTTAATGTATGTAAATGGAGTGCAAGTTACTTCTTTTGCTTCAACAACATACCCTGCTCTGAATCAAACAACAGTTTTGAATAGCGTAATAGCAACAGCTATTGGCCAGCGTAGACCTGCTGGAGATTTGATTTTTGACGGCTACATGACTGAAATCAACTTTGTTGATGGGCAAGCATTAACTCCATCATCATTTGGTGAGTATGACTCGATCACTGGCGTATGGAAGCCAAAGAAGTATGCTGGCACATACGGGACAAACGGGTTCTATCTGAACTTCAGCGATAACTCGGCATCGACAGCCGCAGCTATTGGCAAGGATTATTCGGGCAACGGTAACAACTGGACGCCAAACAATATCAGCCTCACTGCTGGTGTGACTTACGACTCCATGATTGATGTGCCAACACCTTATGCTGATGGCGGTAATGGGCGTGGGAATTATGCAGTAATCAACCCGAATAATACAAACTCGTTTACTATTACTGGTGGCAATCTTAATACATCTGTTACTGGTGGAACGGCAAAAGTCGCTGTTGGTACTATCGGCGTTTCTTCAGGCAAATGGTATTGGGAAGTTGTTGGCACTTCAGGCGTCAATCTAATGATTGGTGTGGCTAATTCTGATGTTGCAATTACAAGTTCCTCATGGACGACTGCAAATGGTTGGGCGTACTATTTAGACGGGCAGAAATATAATAACAATACTGGTGTTGCTTATGGTTCAAGCTATACAACTAGTGATATTATAGGTGTTGCCTTAGATATGGATACAGGAACACTTGTATTTTATAAAAATAACACCAGTCAAGGCACTGCCTATAGCACTGGATTAAGCGGCAAGACTATTGTTCCTGCAATTTTTAATGGTTCAACTGCAAATACTCAGGCTTATTCAATCAACTTCGGTCAACGCCCATTCAGCTACACGCCACCGTCAGGATTCAAGGCTCTAAACACACAGAACCTGCCGACACCTACGATTGCAAATGGTGCTAGTTATATGGCGGCTACGACTTACACAGGAACAGGAGCGACACAAAGCATAAGTAATACAGTTAATGGTGTGTCTTTTCAGCCTGACTTTGTGTGGATTAAGCAACGCAGCACAATTAGAGATCACCGATTAAATGACTCTGTTCGTGGGGTAAACAAACAATTATATTCAAATACGACAGGTGCTGAAACTAGCAATACTGATGAATTGACTACATTTAATTCAAATGGGTTTACGTTAAGCACCTCTGCTGGAGTAAATGCAAGTGCAGGTACTTACGTTGCTTGGCAATGGAACGCTGGTGGCTCAACTGTAACAAACACTAGCGGCACAATCTCATCACAAGTAAGGGCCAATCCTACTGCTGGATTTAGTGTTGTGACTTATACGGGTACTGGCGTTACAGCCGCAACAGTTGGGCATGGACTTAATGTTATACCTGCAATGGTAATCATTAAAGAACGTGGAACTGCTGGTACAAACTGGATGGTTAAACATCAAAGTCTTGCTTCAAGCAATAATTTATTTTTGCAAGGAACAAATGCAACTACAGATATTACAACCGCAGTTGCTGGTGGTGGTATAGCCAACTTATTAAGTTCTACAACATTTAATTTTTTGGCTGGCACTTCTAATACTGATAACGTAAATAGAAACACAGGCACATTTGTAGCCTACTGCTTTGCCCCAGTAGCAGGATACTCTGCATTTGGCTCCTACACAGGCAACGGCTCCACTGATGGGCCGTTTGTGTTTACTGGATTTAGGCCACGGTTTTTGATGGTTAAGCGAACAGATGGTGTAGGAGATTGGATGCTTCTTGACTCATCAAGGGACACATCAAACTTGGTTACAAAAGGCTTGGCTGCAAACCTTTCAAGTGCTGAAGGTACTGGCGATGATTTTGACTTTGTAGCCAATGGATTTAAGCTACGAGATACAGGCACAGGCAACAACGCCAGCGGCGGTACATACATCTACATGGCATTTGCCGAAAATCCCTTCAAGTACTCTTTAGCGAGGTAACACTATGTTCATGTTAGACAACAAACCGCTGCCGCTTGATACTGGGTTTAGGCACAACGGCATACAGTATCCAAACAACTGGTTGCGTCTTGCTTCATCTGCTGATCGTTCTGCTATCGGCATTACCGAGGTTGCCGATCCTGAACCGTATGACGACAGGTTCTATTGGGGCGTAGACAATCCGAAAGATTTGGATGGGTTGAAGACGCTCTGTATCAGCCAGATCAAGGACACAGCAGGGCAACTCCTTGCCGAGACAGATTGGATGATCGTTCGCAAGATGGAACGGTCTATTGATGTTCCTGATGAGACTGCAACATATCGTGCATCTGTTGTGTCTGAATGTGCCAGACTGGAAACAGCTATCACTAGTGCAACTGATGTTGCTGCTTTGATTGCTGCTATTAAGTCTCAAAATTGGGGCGAATAATCTGTCTTTTGACGATCTTCTTTTCGGTGTAGAAGTACATCAGAAAGAGGGTCGTCAATGTCGGTTCAGCGGTTAAATTCATCATCAAGCCGAAATGTGTTTCTGGACGCTCCTCGCGGCATTCATCCAGATTGCACAGCCGTTCATCGTTTTGCTTTCACAGAAGCCGTAGGAACGACCTACACGACCATCTGGGATGATGGTGGAACTTTATACACATTCCCTGCATCAGCAATAATCATGTCGGCTGTATCGACCTCTGCAAGCGATACAATGGGGCTAGTTATTACTGGGCTGGATGCAGATTACAAAGAGATCAGCGAGACGGTAACTCTTGCAGGGTTGACTCCCGTATCAACCACAAAATCATTTCTGAGAATCAATTATGTTCAGATATCAACTGGTAGCAATGTCGGTGAAATAAATGTCAGCAATAATGGTACGGTTTATGGTCACATCTCGGTAGGAAATGGTGTCCAACAATCCACTGTGTTTTCTGTTCCTGCTGGGCAATCTTTGTACATCACTCAGGTTGATTGGACGAGTGGAACCATCGGTGCAAACAAATATGCGTTTACGAGAACATATCTGAAACTGTTCAATGGCCCGACACTGAGGTTCTTTGAATCCACGTTTGTGACTTCACAGTTGAAATACGAACCACCAGTTCCGTTTAAGATTCCTGAGAAATCTGATTTTGCTATCGAATGCAAAAGTTCAGCAAGTACAAACGAGATTACTTGTTACATCAACGCATTATTAATCGACGATTGAGGAACCTAGAATGTCAGATGATTTGAACCAGCAGATCGGTCGCTTGGAAGCTAATGTTGATCGGCTCCATGCCGACATGGCTGAATTAAAAGCTGACATAAAAGTCATTTCAAATTCGGTTAATCGTTGGAAAGGTGCTGGAGCCGTCTTGCTGATCATCGGAACGGTTCTCGGTTTTGTCGTTGATGCGGTCTACAGAATGTTTGATAGATAAATGCTCGATCCTTTTACCTTAATCGCCGGGGCAACCACTCTATATTCCAGCATCAAATCGATGGTGGATAATGGACACGATATGCTAGATACCGCCGAAAAAGTAGGAAGTTTGTTTTCTCGCATTGCAACAATCACCCAGTTAACCTCTGCTAAAAAGAAAAAGAAACTTTTCCAGTCTCAGGCTGAATATGAAGCAGAGGCTATCAAACTTTACACTCTCAAACAAAAAGCACAGCAACTTCAGCTTGATACCAGAAACCTATTCGTGGGTGCATACGGTATCGCAGCATGGACAAGCATCCAAAAAGAGGTGACGGAAATGAGGAAAGAAGCGGCTCGTCAGGCTGCTATTGCGATGAAAGAGGCTGAAGAAAACCGCAAAGACCTCATCCTCGGTGCTTGGCTGCTCGGAGCGGTCGTATTGTTTGCCGCTTGTGTTGGCATCGGCATGGTTTTGTTTACTCACAAATGAAATATCTCATCATAACAATGTTGATCGTTTTGACTGGTTGCGAGGACAGGTATCGCTATCCATGCCAAGACCCTGCGAACTGGGACAGTGCTGAATGCAACCCACCTATCTGCACAGCATCGGGGACGTGTACTGCTGACACACTAAAGCGAAATCCATGTGGGAGTGTTCCTAGATGAAAATAACTGAAAACGAACT